GGTTCCAATTGGCGCGACTGTGTGCTCGAGGAGTGCTATTTCGGAAATGTTGCCCGGCACGGGTTCGAGGCCACCCCTGCTAATTACAGCTTTGCGCATGAGAACACAAAGATGATCCGATGCACTGCCGAGAACTGCGGCGCAATGGGCTTTTCGTTGGGGTTTGTGACGGGTGGCCTGTATGCGTATTGTCGGGCCAAAAATGTGAAGTGGGTAGGGTTTGAACTCGCGGGAAGTGTCCCGGGCGATCCGGATGAGTTGCCGGGAACACCAGGTGGCGGAGGGCGTTTGGCACAGGGTGTGATCGACTCGTGCGAGGTCGATGGCATCACCGTGGGAGCACCGTTTTCTTACGGAATTTCGATCGATGGCGCAATCGATTCGTCCGTGCGTGGTGCCACCATTATCAGAAACATATCAACGACTGCTGCCGATGTTACGGGTGCCTTTGGTATCGCACTGCAGGGGGCTCAACGGTGCTCGATCCAAGGTGTCCAGTTCGTTGACGCCGGCTATGCCGCCATCGCGGTTCATTGCGGGCACCTCGCTAATTCAACTGGGTTTCACGACATCTCCAACAATGTGATGCGCAACCCAAGCGGGTATCCAAGCGCTACTCCCGCCAACAACCATCGGGCGATCTCGATCAACGATCAGTGCTGCAGGGTGAAGAACAACACTGCGTACCAGAAATCGGGAACGTTCCTGGGATTCCAGAGCGTGACGACGACTGCGGGGGCAGTGGTGGTGTGTGATGAGGCAGCGCTGGCGACGGGATCGGTCAACTTTGGCGGAACGAACCTCATTCTCAACGGTTGACTATGAGCGTCGCCCTGCCATCGCCTGAAACGCTGGACTCGTTCTCCGAGATCGAGCGGATGCGCCTGCACAAGCTCCTGCGCGAACGCAAGGACCAGCGCAAAAAGAACGGGATCGCCTTCTATCGCCCGCACGCCAAGCAGCAGATGTTTCACATGGCACCATTCCGGTATCGCTATGCGCGCGTCGGGAACCGCTTCGGCAAGTCCACCATGGGTGCCGCGGAGGATGTCGCATGGCTGCTGGGGGAACGCCCGTGGATTTCGGTGGGACTAGCTGAAAGAACCGTTGGTATCCCCCAGCGGCCTGTCAAAGGCGTTCTCATCGTCTCAGACTGGGACAAGGGCACTGAGATCTTCACCAACCAGATGGGCGACGAGGCGGCGAGAGGAAAATTGTTCCAGCTGCTGCCGGAGGACCGGATCGTCCACGTGATGAAGAACCACTCCGGCAATGTCTGCAAGATATCGGTCAAGGGACTCCACGGGACCAGTATCCTGTATGTGGAAACCGTCCAGTCCTACAAGTCCAACACGATGTCCGTCGAGTCCTCGGACTGGGACTTCATCCACGTCGATGAGCCGATCCCAGAGGGGATGTGGAAGGCGATGAGCCGCGGATTGGTCGATCGCGGCGGCTCGGCCTGGTTCGTTTGCACCATGCTCTCGGAACCGTGGATCAACGACTTCTTCATCCCGAATATGCGCGAGGAGTTGAATGGCGATGTGCCGTTCGAGAATGGGCAGAAGTGGACCCTGACCGGGTCGATGTACGACAACAACTTCCTCGATCCCGCCAACATCAAGGAATACGAAGATTCGCTCACCGATGACGAGAAGGCCTGCCGGATCTACGGCATCCCGATGAGCATGTCGGGCACCATCTACAAGGAGTTCAACCTCCAGAAGCACGTGTTCCATGCCACTCCGCACGGGTGGAACGCCAAGCACGACCCGCCGTACGAGTATGCCATTCGCTTTGCGGTCGATCCTCACCCGCGCACTCCGACAGCTGTCCTTTTTGCTGCGACTGCGCCGACCGGTGAGGTCTTCTTCTACGACGAGTTGTTCCTCGCCGGCACCATCGACGAGATCGCCATGGCGCTGAAGGTCAAACTCCATGCACGCAACGTCATCTGGGGGATCTGCGACCCATTGGGCTTCATTGCCAGTCCCATCGATGGGCGAAGCATGGTCGATGTCTTCATCGAGCACGGGATCAACCTCGAGAAGGCACCCAAGGACCCGAGCAACGGGATCCTGCAAGTGAAGGAGGCGCTGAAGACCGAGGGGTTGTTCCATTTCTCCTCTGATTGCCGTCGCACCCTGTGGGAATTCGACCACTACATCTGGGACGAACGCATGGTCGATCGCCCCCGCGCCAAGGACAACCACATGATGGAGGATCTTTACCGCATGGTGCTGACGGGTCTCGAATACATCGAACCAGATGACAACGACGGGCGGATCATCCCGTTCTCAGGACTGAGCAGTGCTCGGTTCTCGATCCCAGACCCCGTGCGCAAACCACCGAAGTTCGATCACTCAGTGAGGTACAGGTAATGGAAAAGAGGTTCATCGACGAACTCAGCGAGGACACTCCCACGAAGTTCCATGGGGACCTCCTCGAGAAGTGCCTTGGACTGGTGAAGGAATCCCGATCCAAGATGGCTGATCGCTACCCGTCGTGGGACCGGCAGCACGAAGTGTACTTGTCCCGACTGCCTGTTGACAAGGGCGACCGCCAGAACATCGAGCAAGGGATCCCTGCCAAGTTCATTGTCCCCCTCACCTTCGCCCAGGTCCAGACGTTCGTTTCGTTCTGCTTCCTGCTCTTCGGGCAGAACAAAAGGTTTTACGAAATCGAGCCCACTGGCGAAGAAGACATGGCAGTCAACGATGCCATCGAGTTGGTCATCGACGGTGACCTGAAATCCAACAGGTGGTCGCTCCTGATGTACCAGTTCCTTACGGACATCTCGAAGTTCGGCCTCGGGGTGCTGAAGACGTCGTGGAAGGTCGAGAAGACCGATGTCCCGATCGAGAAGCCCACCGTTATCAATGACGACGTCACGGCCCTCCAGACGGAGGAGGAGACGGTGGTGTCCTACGAAGGCTCCCGGATCTACAACGTCAGCCCCTACTGCTTCTTCCCGGACCACCGGCTGCCTGTCCGCGACTTCCAGAGAGGTGAGTACTGTGCATCCAGCGAAGAGCACACTGAGTCGGAACTGAAGGCGCTCGAGCAGGATGACGTCATCGCCGGACTCAAGCACGTCGAGAAGCTCAGCTTCAAGTCCGACTTTGGCATCGATCGGATGCGCTTCGCGGCCATCAACACCAAGAACCCGCAGCCGGGGCTCTACTCGATCATGCAGATCCAGCTTCGGCTGATCCCGAACGACTGGAAGCTGGCCAACGGACGGGGGAAGCTGGGGGACTCGAAACGTCCCAAGACGTATCTGGTCTGGATCGCGAATGATTCCCGTATCGTCCGCTTCGAACCACTCAATGCCTTTCACAATGAGTTCACCTACTCCGCCCAGGAACTGCTCCCAGACATCCACGAGAAGCTCAACCTCGGACTCGCCGAGCTCATCGACGTTCTTCAGTCGGTCGTCGGATGGTTTATCAATTCGCGTATCCAGTCCGTTTCACGGACTATCGACAACTGGTTGGTGGCCGACCCCTCGGGGATCGATCTGGCGACGATCGAAAATAGAAGTCGTGTCATTCTTCTAAAGAAGGCAGCCGCTCGTCTCGGGGTCGAGCGATTCGTCAAGCAACTCACGGTCCAGGACAACACCACCGGGCACATCAACGACGCGCAGATGCTGATGCAGTTGCTCCAGACGGTCACCGGGGTCAATGAGAACGCCATGGGCCAGTACAACAGCGGACGGCGGAGTGCTACCGAAGCCCGTGCTGTGATCAACGGCGCCAGTGCGCGGATGCGGATGCTGGCGGAAATGATCTGGACTGGGGGACTGGAGCCAGTTGGGCGCCAGATCATGCTCAATGCGAGGCAGTCGATGAGCCAAGAGACCTTCGCCAGGCGCGTGGGCATCGGCAAGGTGATGCAGTATCCGCTCTTTCACCAGCCGCCTGCTGCCATCGTCGCCAACTCGGATCACTTCATCATGAACGGCACCCTGCCGTCCGAGAAGTCCTTCATGGCCCAGTCGCTGCAGGAGTTGCTTGGGATCGTTCTCCAGTCGCCTGAGGCTGCCGCCATGTTCAACCTCGACCCCAACAAGCTGATGCGCGAAATCTATGAACTCAGAGGAATCCCCGGACTTGGACGATTCGGATTTAGCCCGGAGGAGCAGAGCCGCCTCGCTCAGGCACAGCAGGCAGCAGCTCCAGGAGTTGAGGGACCAGCCGGCAATCAAGGAAATGTTGTCGGACTTCCGCCGGCAGCGTGAATATGTCGAACAGCTTATCTTTGAAACTGAAATAGATTTTAAGACTTTACTATCAAGAGAACAACTGATAGGCCAGCGCAACGGGCTCTCGACTGCGGAAGCCTGGCTCGATGGCCGACTGATCGAGATCGATGCCGAGATTGCCCAACTTGAAAAATCCCATGTCCCAGATTCCCAATAACAACATCCAGCTGACCGAGGACGAGATCGCCCGCAGGCTGAACAAGTTCGTAGTGAACGACGAACTGGCCTCTTCGCTCTTCAACCCGGATACCCCGCTGGGGCACCGGAAACAGATCCTTCAACAGATGCTCGACGGGGCGGCGCGCCATGCGATCACGGCCAGCAATGCCGTTCTCGAACA